AGAGTTGAATCTAGATCATCAATACTATTCTGTCTATTTTTTGTATCTTGTCTACGCAGTTCAGGAAGCTCAGGAGGAGTCACTACTTCTGCATACCGTTGACTAAACTCTTGGAAGGAGAAAGAACGGTGTCTAAGAATCTGTGCAGCAATACTACGAGTTGTATTAATTTCTACACACATATTAACCATTTCAAAGGGAGACCAATGTTGATGATTAATAAGGTAGCTAATTAGTTTAGCACTGGTCTCAGTGTTTGACTGGTTAGTTGGATTACTAACACGTGCCATATAACTAATTAGTTCTTCAGCATTAGGAGTGATGTGTACGAGTTTGGTGGAATGCATACAGTAGTATAAGTAGTGACAGGATTCAAAAAGAGGGGGAGAATCAGTACTCACTGGATTCACAACTAGTTAGAAAGAGGAAGTAATTATAACTGATTAATTAACTAGTTAATAAAATAGAGAGTAGATGAATGTTCAAAGAGGGAGAAGTGTGTCGTTTGGCTCCTCCTCGCTGAACATTAGTAAAAAAGAGGTAGGAATGATTGTCTTCCACGAAGTGGGAGATAGTCATTCCTCCTCTCCCAGGAGTTGGGTCCACCCTTCCCTTCTCCTGTATACACCCGTGATCGGTCCTAAACCCAGGTAGGGACTGACTTTTTACCAGCTAGTTGTCTTGCTTGTCTACGTTGGTCTAAATTCATTCCAAACACCATATGATTAGCTGCTGCTTGAGGGTCATCTAACCATTCATCTTGCATGTCTTGCCATTCTTCTTGTCGTCTTAGTTTGACTGTTTCATGGGCAGAAATAGCTAGAGCATCTGTGTAATATTTAACACCTTGTGCTAAACAATCTAATCTGTCGTCATGTTTTACGGCACCTTTCTCCCGACACATGCGTGACATCTGATAGAACAGCATATATAGGAGTCTGTTTTCTGGTGCCTCGTCCTTATTCGAGTTGAAGTCCCATTCCACCACTGAGCGATTAACAATAAGCTTATGTTGATTAAGAACAGGCTCAAGGGTATCAATAATACGGTCTTCTTTTCTGACATTAGCACGAACCTCTTCAATATCAATAGCTTGTTTAGTTTGTTGAAGATGTTTACGGAATAGTTCAGCTACAATACCATCACCAAAGTTTGTTTCAATAAGTAATTTTGTTACACCAAACTTTTTACAACCTCTAAGGATGTCTAGCAAAGTGTTGTCGCTATAGCCATCTTTGTAGGCACGCATTTCATGGAGATAGATAAAACCATTACGTTGACTAAGGAAAGCTGCAGCTGTTTCATCAGTACCACGACCTGATGGGTCAACACTACAAATAGTTTCAGTGTAAGGTAGCCACTCACCTTGGAGTTGCATTGGTTTGTAGAAATAATCACCAGGAAGACCAACAGTTGGTAGGTCTTTAATTACATTGCTGGGATCGCTACACCACACTACTGAGTCAGGACATTCAGCAGGGTTAACTGCTGTAACAACAAGGTCAGCCATCTTAAGTGGAAACTTCTCAGCATCACTCAAGGTTGTATCTAGCATGAATTGTAGCATAAAGTTGCTACGACCCATTGATGCTTCCCGTTCAATCAGGTCTTCAGAGTCAAATCGATCAGGGTCGGTTACATCCCAAGCTTCAACACCACGATCAATGTCTTCTTGGATTTGTGGAGCCAGTAGACCTTCATAATTGGATAGTTTACGTGGATATCGTGCTGGCCAAACAAAAGGTTTGTAGTTACGTTCAGCAAGCTTACGATAGATAGTAAATGTTGTCTGTGGTGTACCAAGGTACATGATTCGTGAGTCTTGCTTAGGTGTAAGGATAGACTCAGCTTCTGTACATAGTTGAAGGAGTTTTTCCCTCATCATTTCTGTCATTGAGTTACCAGGAACTTCAATGTCATCAAGAATCATTAGGTCTGCACGACTACCAGTTAGCTGACCTGTAATACCCACGGACTTAACGGATGGAGCTTGGTGAGGACTACAATTAACATCAAAGCTAATACGTGACCAACGTGCATCATCACTTTTTGGTCGTAGGTGTGATAGCCAAGGTGTTTCAATAATTAGCTTTTGGAGAAAGATAGACATGTTATCAGCACGTTCTTTAGATGCTGAAATAATCATGATTTTCTTTTCTGGGTTATTAAAGAGAGTCCATAACACAAAGGCTCCAGTAATCCATGATTTACCGACTCCTCGGAATGCTTGAATCTGTAGTCGTTTTGGACCGTGTTGTAAGTAGTCTGCAATGGAGTATTGAGCACGTGTTGGTGAGGGAAGATCTAGCTGTTGCCACAGTGCTTGGAGGAAGAGCTTAAAATCGTCCTTAAGGGCTTGTAAAACGTCCATATGGTAGAATATATCTAAATGGGTGAAAAGGCGCCTTGTAGGGGCACAGAGACGCCTCTGGTGAGGGATTAGTTAGAATTGACCACTGCGTGGCATCATTAGGCGATTAAAAAATGCAGGTTTATTAGATTCTCTACCCATCTCACGTGCTACTACAAGAGATTCTTCCGAAAAACGTTTAGCTAACTCTTTATTTTTTGGAAGATTAGTAGTAATGTAGTTGTAAAAAATTTCCATTAAATCATCAGCATTTGTTGCAGTTTTAATGCTATCTAATGCTTGTTTATCAGCAGATCTAGTTACAACATGTAATTTAGAGTGAGGCACTGTACGCATATATGCCTGGCCGGGCTTAATTGTAAAATTTTCAATAGCACCACCTATTGCTGTTTCCATTTTAGCTGCATACATCCACAAATTAGTAACATCATCCATGTCACCAACTTCCATCATTTTTTCAATAATATCATTGGTAAATTTTTTAGGAATCAAGTGGTGTTGTTCAGCAAACTTTGGGCGTTCAAGTCCTTTAGCTTTAGAACCAAATACTGATTTAACGCGAGGATCAGTTGATGTATAATCGTACAGTTTATCTACATATTTTTTAGCTCGTTTTTTCAAATCTAATGAAGTTAATTCACCAGCTTTTGTGCTAAGTTTTTCCCGTTCTTTTGACCAAAAATCTAAAACGCCTTTCCATTCAGAAGATTTAGCAATACCTTCGGCAGCTCCAGGTGCTCTCCACTTTTCACTAACCGTAATTGGCATACTTGTTGGAGCCAAATCCGTTGGTGCAGCTTGTTGTAATTTAATCGAACCACGACCACCAGCTAACGCCATAGCTGGAGCTGGACCCATTGGTGTACTAGTTGGTGGTTGTACAGTAGCTTTAGGTTTAATGCCTCTAGGAATTACAGGTTTAGCAGCTTGAGAGATTCCAAATCCAGGGATAGCTAAGCTTAAACCAACACCAACAGCTTGTCCTAAAGCTTCACTGCCTGTAGCTTCACCAACCATTGCACCAGCTTCTGTTGCTCCACGTTCAGCAACACCAAAAGGTGTTTTTTCGGCGACATACTCAACACCTTCAGCTACTGTATCTAAAGCTGTATTAATAGGTTGTGGCGTAATTTGTCGTATTTGTTGTTGAAGCTGTTGGAATTTATTAAAAGAAAATTGTATACCACCACGAATTTTTTCTAAAGCGTCAGTACCTCTCTCTAACAGCTGCTCATTAGTCAGTAACTCCATAATTACCTAATATGTTCTAAAATAAGATGTTCTCTAGTTGTTATCCCAAATGTTTGTCTCATCCACGATAACCAATTACTGCTTCCTTTGTCCTGATTACACTGCCAACAGCTGGGTACAAGATTTGATGTAAGGTCTTGCCCTCCATAACAACGAGGGCGAACATGATCCAGAGTAAGTTCGTGTAATTCATAAGTTTCTCCGCAATAAACACATTGACAATTAAAATGTTCCTTAATGGCTCTTCGCCAAAGTCTTTTAGCTTCAGGACTTGTCATGGTTATTAGGTTTTGTAGGTAGTAATCAGGACTTGGAAACAGTGGAGTCATCAGGCGTATTTACCTCCCATTCGAGGACGCCTGCGATTTTTAGATTTTGATTCAAGTTTACCTTTATTAGTTCCGGTGTGGCTAGCATCTTTACCATCACCGTTACCATAAGTGCCTAGTTTTCTATTTAGTTTGTTTGCAGCAACGCGAATCTTCAATCCTTCACGGGATTTATTGTATTTAGCTTGTTGTTTAAGTCTACGACGGTTAGCTGCAGGGTTTTTGTCGTAGTAGTTTTGAGTTTTACCTTTTGCCATAAAGCCTCGTCTGGACAAGTTCAGGATCGATTTTAGGGATAACATTAGCTAGTTTATCCAACGGGTTACCGTCGTATGCTACACCGCTAATATCGTTAGTTTTAAGCCAGTCACAAGCTGCTTTTAAATCAGATGTAGTAGCTTCACCAGACTTAATTCGACTCAGAAACTCTTTAGTAACAAGGTTATGGAGTTCATTGAACTGATCTTCGGTGGCTTTTTTTGTGTTAGCCATTTTTCATAATTACTTGGTCCAGTTTTTCTTCAATTCGAATCATGTGTGCTTCCATTTTATAGAATGAGTTTTCAAAATCCGTTTTAAAGACATAATGTCTAGCCATATTTAGTTCAGCACTATCAATACGACGATCTACTTCACTAACACG